AGGCTTTCCATCCAGCTCCTTCATTGGGTTTTATAGTGTCTCCAAGCTCGCGCAAAACTAGGTATTCTTCCATTCCATTTTCATATAAATAACGAATCATGCCAATAATCAACCAAATCCCATCAGTACTGGTTATAAGGCCAATGAAAGAGAGGAGGCCGGCAATTTCCTCTTGGTAGATCATACAGACAAAGACCCATAACTGTGGCAGGCATGTCACATGAAAGGTTACTGTCAAAACTACGTCATAATTGTGTGCTTTATCGGAATATTTAGCCCATAGATCCAACAGATAGAATATTATAGACCTCAAAATCATGACAAGCAAAGATATAGCCATATAAAGGGACCCGATTACTAAAACCTGGGCAATGCATCCCTCTAACATCTCAGACATTTATAGAAAATCAGCTTTCTTTCCAAAGCTTCCCTCAAAGGTGGCCTCGGTCGCCATCCTTTTAATTCTTTCCACGGCAATACGCATCGTGTGCCTCCCCAAAAATTTAGCCGACAAGACGTGAACACAAATCCAGAAACAAAGAGAGACGAATGTTCCAAAACCAATTCCTCTGATTTCGACCTCCCCTCCTCCAACAGAACCAAAAATAGACAATTTATTTATCAATTTATATATAAAATTATACAAATGTGTAAAAATAAAACAAGTCAATCCAACATATCCCAATTCTCCTACAAAATAACAAACAAAAATAGTATAAGTGAATAAATTCGGCTTCCCATCTTGGCCAGTGACGTCTTTCAGCCACTTGTCAAAATGCATTTGTGCTAAATTCCCCAAACCTATAACATTTAATGCTAAAAATACAACAACGACTAAAGATACAAGCCGTAAAGTTAAACGAAGGAAAAATAACTGGTATTCAATCCAAAATTTAATCATCACAAATAAAATATAAAGGAAAAACAAAAATATACACAACCCAAACCACAAACTTCCTACAATAACATATAATTTAACAAAAACGCTATTCTCAAATTCTCCGAAAAGACCAACAAAA